TGCTCGCTATTCAGGGCATCAAAAGCCCAGCGTGGGGCGCCTCGGGAAGCTCGGTATCGCCAGGCAATGTCGCAGGCGGCGCCGCAGCTGGCGCCGAAGCAGCAACTAACGCTGTGACCAAAGCCAAGCAACGCGAGGTGATGGACGAACAAAAAGAACTAATTGGCGAACAAGTTCGCCAGGCCTTCGCCATCGCAGAAAAAACAGCAGCAGAAGCACAGAGCGCCAAGTACCAAGCCGGCCTAGACGGCATCAGATTCAACTACTACGCCGGAACGGAAGAGGGACGGATGGCACTGATAGCTAAAGAGACTATGGGCCAAGGCGTCACAGCCGCAGCTCCCGGTCTCTGGCACACAATCAAAGGACTCAAAGACAGACCGGCTATCATGAACGCAGTCAACGCCATCGTCTCTGAACTAGTAAACAACCTCACTAGAACCGGACGACGCAATATCACGGAACGCCAAATCCGTGAATACATGGAGACCAGAGGCAAATGACACAATTCGCAGACACACCGACACGACCGAGACTCAGCACGAACGGAAAAAAACGGGTGCAACAGCACCACCGCGACGACGCGGACATCAATGTCATCGTGGACCGCTGGAGAAAAACTGGCCGGCTACCCATGCCGACCAAGGACGAACTCTACGCGGACCTCACCGATGTCGACGACTACCTCACCAGCAAGCTCAAGATCGAGTACGCCCTGGAAAGCTTCAAACGGCTCCCGATCAAGCTCCAGAAACGGTTCGACCACGAGCCCGGAGAACTGCTCCGGTTCCTCGACAATCCCGACAACAGAACCGAGGCGATCGACCTCGGCCTGATCGAGAAGGACGAACCCGTACCGGATAGTCCAACTCCCTCAGGGGAAGGTGACGAACCCCCTGCGGGGGATCCTGTCACCTAGACCAGATGACACCAAGACAACATCTGGTCATACTCTCGGGGGGGGACATTCCCCCCCCGGGAACGGAGGAAACGATACATGCGACGCAAACGAATGAGCCGCAGAGGCTCTCGACGATCGTTCAAGAGGGGCGCTCGACGCACCAATCGAAAGAATGTCCGCGCAACGCCCATGCGCGGCGGCTGGCGCCTGTAGCGCGTGGATAAACGGCTACCTAATTGCCGTGCTACCACCCGCTTTACGGGTACCGGTGGCCGGACGGGATCATTCGATTCAAATCCCCCTATGTGGGGTCCCGTCCGGCCACTCCTGTGTCCTGTGGCAAATGCATCGGATGTCGCTTTGACCGATCCAAAGCGTGGGCGTTCCGAATCATGAACGAAGCCCAGCTCACAGAGAACCAAGAAAACGCGTTTATCACGCTTACCTACGATGACGAACATCTACCGGAGGGGAAGACACTTGTCGTCAAACACTGGCAGGATTTCGCGAAACGCCTACGAAGCAAATGCGGTCCATTCCGCTTTTACCACGTGGGTGAGTACGGAGAAGAAAATGAGCGACCGCATTACCACGCGGCGCTCTTTGGACTCAACTTCAGCGGCGACCGCCAGGCCGCCGGCTTCGGAGGAAACGGAGACCAAATCTACGACTCGGAAACACTCCGAGACACCTGGGGAAAAGGCCGAGTCAGAATCGGAGACCTCACAATTGAATCTGCCGCTTACTGCGCCAGATACATGCTCAAGAAGCAATACGGCCAGAAAGCAGAGGAGCACTACCACGGGCGCAAACCCGAATACACGACCATGTCGAACCGACCGGGTATAGGCGCCGCGTGGTGGGCGAAATACAAAAGCGACCTGTACAACCAGGACAAAGCACTTCACTTCGGCAAGCAATACAAAATGCCGAGATACTACGACGAGCTCCTCAGGCGCACCAATCCGGAGCTCCTCGAGGAGCTGAAGAAAACCCGCGTAGAAACCTCGCGGAAACACGCTCACAACAACACCGAAGACAGACTCAAGGTCAGGGAACAGCTACATGCAGCGAAAATGCGGTTCCTACATAGAGACCTCTAAGCCCACCCCGCGCGCTGCGCGCGCGGGGTACGAAATAGTGAACGACGCCGCAAGCGGCGCCATTCTATTCACTATTTCGTTCCGGAACACGATCGTTCCGGAGATATGCGGAAGGGGAGGGGCGCAGCCCAACTCAATTGGTCCCAGTGAAGGTCAAGCCCAGCAGCGAAAGATGGATACAGGAGGGGACGAAAGGAAGAACCGCTGCCGGGACAACAACACAAACAGACTGGGGGGAGCACAGCTGTGCGAAAGGGGGGAGATAGGCAGACACTGCGCGACCTGGTAAGCAAACGGCAGCAACTGCCGGTGAACACGGAAGGACAAGCAAAATGGACTTTTGGGAATCACTGACACAACTAGTAGAACGGCTCGTAGATGTAATTAACGCAGTCCTAGACGCTCTGAAGCAAAGTTTAAGCGCGTGATCCGGACTGACACATAGGGGGTAACACCATGGACGATCAGGCAGTATTTGCAGTATTCGATTCCAAAGTCAACGCCTATATGAGACCGTGGTTCGCACCTAATGAATCGGTCGCACTGAGAGCATTCCGCAAAGCAGCAACCACAGCAGACCATGACTTCTGCGTCTTTGCGGGGGACTTCACACTCTTCCGCATAGGCACATGGGACGCGCACTCGGGCATCATCGAGATGCTCGACGTGCACTTCAACCTAGGCACCGCTCTTCAAGTCCAAAACCTAAAGGATGAGTAACATGACATATCCGAAATCAACGAAAAACCGCAGCAGCTCGCAACACAGTTTCGCGCAGATCCCTAGCGCGAATATCCAACGCTCGGCGTTTAAACGCAACTTCAGCCACAAAACCAACATCGACGCCGGCATACTCTATCCGGTCTTCGTCGATGAGATCCTACCCGGAGACACAATCAACCTAAACACAACTGTCGTCGGGAGAATTCCCACTCTGCTAAATCCTATCATGTCGTCAATCTATGCTGACGTTCAGTTCTTCTTCGTCAGCAACCGCCTCGTGTGGAACGACTGGCAGCATTTCATGGGAGAGAAGGACAACCCGGACGACTCCACGGAATACGCGATCCCAGTTGTTCAAGCGCCGGCTACCACCGGCTTCGCCGAGGGATCGCTTTGGGACTACCTCGGCATTCCACCTGGGGTACCCGACATACAAGTCAATGCGTTGTTCCACCGCGCGTACGCTCTGATATGGAATGAGTGGTACCGAAGCACCGCGCTCCAGGACTCCGCAGTGGTAGACAAAGACGCGGGAAACGATGACCCAGCCGATTACGAACTCCTACCGAGAGGCAAAAGGCATGACTACTTCACCTCGGCTCTTCCTTCCCCGCAGGCTGGTGAAGCGGTTGCTTTGCCTCTGGGAACCTACGCGCCTGTCATCAGCGACGAAGGGATCGATGGGGGCTTGGGTTATCCGAACTTTGAACTGGCCGGGTCGGGTGGATTCCAACTCCAGAGCGAAAGCAGCGGAGAGAACGCAAAGTGGGACGACGTCCGAGGGAACGAACTCACAGCACAGTGGGACACGACAACGGGACTTGTTACAGACTTGAGTGACGCTACCGCAGCAAGTATCAATGCCATCAGGCAGGCATTTCAGCTCCAGAAGCTCTTGGAGCGCGACGCCCGCGGGGGAACAAGGTACACCGAATTGATACGGAGTCACTTTAAAGTTTCATCGCCAGACCAACGGCTCCAACGCCCGGAGTTCCTGGGGGGGGGGTACATTCCCAGTTGTCACCTACAGCGTCGGCAAAACCACCAAGACCGCAGGCAACTTTGTGGGCGACCTCGGAGCCTTCGGATTGATTACAGGTAGCACACCTCACTGGACCCGTTCATTCACTGAACACGGTATGGTAATCGGCCTCGCTTCAATCCGAGCAGACCTGGACTACCAGCAGGGCCTACACAAGATGTTCACACGGAGCACCAAGTATGATTACTACTGGCCCGCGCTCGCGCACCTGGGAGAACAGGCCATTTATAACCGTGAGATCTACTGCCAGGGCTCAAACGGAGCGGGATGGGTCGACCAAGACGACCAAGGCGACGACGGCGATGTATTCGGATACCAGGAACGATGGGCCGAGTACCGCTATCGAGGGAATGTTACCTCGAATCAAATGCGGTCAACCGCAACAACACCACTCGACGTATGGCACCTCGGACAAGAATTCAGCAGCCTCCCGGCTCTGGACGAAGACTTTATCGTGGAGGATCCGCCCATCGACAGAGTGGTCGCAGACACCGCCGATCCCGCAATGGTGCTTGATTTGTACTTTTCCTACAAACATGTGCGTCCAATGCCGGTATTTAGCGTACCCGGCCTGATTGACCATTTCTAATGGCCGGCGCAGCGATCGGCGGAGCAGCTGTCGGCGGTGGCATAAACGCGCTCAGTGCAATCGGAAGCGCTGGGGCCACCTATCACATGCAAAAGCAGGCCCAGGACTGGGCCGAGAAGATGAGGAGAACCCACTTCCAGGCCACGACCTTCGATCTCCGAAAGGCGGGGCTAAACCCAATGCTCGCTATTCAGGGCATCAAAAGCCCAGCGTGGGGCGCCTCGGGAAGCTCGGTATCGCCAGGCAATGTCGCAGGCGGCGCCGCAGCTGGTGCCGAAGCAGCAACTAACGCTGTGACCAAAGCCAAGCAACGCGAGGTGATGGACGAACAAAAAGAACTAATTGGCGAACAAGTTCGCCAGGCCTTCGCC